GGGCTTTAAGTATTAGTTCTTCGTAATCAACTAAAATGCGGCGAATTTCACTACGCACAGCTTCCAAATTCATTGGAATATCACGCACCATATCAACGGGACTCCGCTACCGTCTGACGCCCGCCTTTTTGCTGAAGGTGCGGAGGCGCGCCACCACTAGGAGGTCTCCCCTTCCCTCCCCCGCCTTGTGGCTGCGGCATCATCTCCTTCACAATCTTCATCCACGCCTTCCAGCGGTCGAACTGGTTCGCGGTGCCCTCGGGTGTGGGACCGATGTTCATATCCATTGATTCCGCAAGCGTCCAAGGGTCCATCGGGAATGGCATGCCAGCCATGCGGAACAATTGCAGATTGAGCATTTTCTTGGTCATCTGCGTTATTTGGTGACTGGAGTTCGGCGTGATGTGAAATACAAAGTTCGACATATGCCAGCGGGCGCGCTGGAGCAATGATGTAGGCGATGTAAGATCGCGCTGCTCGCCGGGCAGGTGCGCTGGGATCATGTTGCCTGGTTCGTAGTCGAAGTCCTCCTCGGTGAATCCATCCTTGCCGAGCACCTGGACTTTGCGGGGCGTGGTGGCCATGAATTGGAAGAATAGCGCCATCCACATCTGGCCGAGGCCGCTGAGCGAGGATTCCATGTTCCGGGACATATCCGTGACGATAGGCCCAGCCATCTCCATGATCTTGTCTATGGACTCAGAGGAGGGGATTTGACGGGCTTTGGCGAGCGCGGTGATATCGCGGACTCCGACGAGATGGTCCATCCGCTCCTCCTGCGCCTTGATCCACTCGGGGATGTAGGCGGGGACTTCGTAGTGGCGCGGGTCCAGAACGGTTTTGATCGGGGTCTCGACCATCTGCATTTTCACCGGAATGGCTTGGCCGCCCTGGCGGAAGTCGAAATCGTCCATCAGGGTCTTGGCCAGTACGTCCATGTCGTAGAACACGTTCGGGCGCAGGCGGGTGTTGGCGGCGTCCTCGACCGCGCGCATCAGGCCGGTGTTGGATGCCTGAATAGAAGCCTGGTCGCGCATGGCGGAGTAGCCGATCTGCTCCCAGGCCCAGTCGTCGATGGTGAAGGGGACGAGGGGAACGCCGCGTATCCACCACGGCGACGGGCCATCGCTCAGTTCCACGTTGTTGTCTATGCTAGCTACAAAGTGACGGCGATTCGGATAGAGCATCGCGTCTTCGCGCGTCGCGCGGCGGGTCAACGAGTGGCCCTGCATATCGCGCAGGCCGGAGGGGATTTCGGAGTTGAAGACAGGGACTTCGTAGGACCAGTTCGTGTCCGGGTCGCCCATGACGAGCGGACGCGGGCCGAGGTTGATCTGCCCATCCATGATGTAGGTGTGGTAGATATCCAACATCGGGAACGGGGTGTCGTCTTCTTCTCGGCGGGCCTGGCCCATTCCTAGGCGGCGGAGGAGCGGAGTCACGAAGCCCTGGACGCGACCGAGGCCGCGCTTCATGGAGCCGCTGGCGACATAGGTAGGCTTGAGTTTATCCGCGTGCTCCGGCCAGAGTGCGTGCGCTATGTGGATGGGAGTTCGGATGCGGATGGAGACTGCATAAGCGCCCTGTAGGTTGTGGTCAGACGGCATCTGGACGAACAGGACATCGCGCGGGCCATAGACATTCAGGTGAATATCGCCGCGGCCAACGGACCAGTAGTCGCGCTTCCACACTGGCGAGATATAGCCAGTGCCCATGACGAAGGCATATTGCAGGGCCTTGCGAATCGCGCGGTCGGCGAAAGTATTGTGCCACCACGCGGACACCATTTTGTTGAGGATCAGGGCGTGCTGGTCGTAGTCGTGATTGTCGTTTTTGTAGCCCCACATCGGGCGCAGGTTGCTAAGTGTGGCGACCAGTTCTCTAACATTGCGCTTGGCTCGATTAACCCGAACACCGGACAAAGTACGAGCCTGCCGGATATCGGACGCTGATACGCCCGCAACAACATCGAGAGCCCGGTCCATATCGATATAGGACCGCTGCTGGCGCATGTAAGATTCTGCTTCACCGATTGCTTCACGGAGCCATCCGATCTTTTTATCAGCGGGCGTGCGCTCGCCGCGCTGGTCGTATTCCGGGGGTGCTTTCCATTCGGACTCGCGATAGGCCATGTTAGTCCTTGGAGTTCAGGAGTGGGAAGCGCTCGCCCGTGCGCGTCCAGAACTTGCATTTCGCATGAGATTCGATGGACTTCTCCGGCTGCAAGCGTACCACTTCGCAGACGTTATAGCCAGCCACGGGGCCTTGAAAGAAGTGCTTGCAGTCGCGGCAGAAGTAGTCGGTCTTGTTTTGGGATTGGGACTGGTAGGCGGCTTCGGGGCCGGTTAGCTTCTCGGGACGGTCGGCCAGCAGGCGTTTGTAGTCAGCTAACCCTTTCGACTCCGCCATCCGGTCCTTTCGTCGCTATGGCTCTCGCGGTTGCTGCTGTCATTCGCAAACACTTCGATGTGGAAATTCGTGGAGCGTGGCCGCGTGTTCTCCCGCTGCCGATCCTTCTGCTCCTGGTACTCGCGGACTTGGTCTAGGAACTGGCGTCCAGCGGGACTCATGCGGTCGCGGAGGTTGTTCATGAAGGCCCTATTCCGCGCGCGCGTCGCCGCTCTTGAAGAGTCTGATTGGTATTGTACCTGACGAAGCGTGGAGTCTTCTCGGGCATTGACTTCTCTAGAGACTCGATCAGCTTCTTGTATCGTCCTGACCTCAACTTTTCGATATCCGGCTGGGACAGGCGCGTCGGTAGACGCAGGGAATCGGTATTGCCCATCGTGAGAAACGTGAATAACGATAGGATCGAAGTGTTGAGCGCGGCTGGAGAAGATAGAGCCGTGCGGACAGAATGGGAAATCTCCAATGGTTAGCTCCTTTCCACAATCGTTACAGGTCGAACTCATTGAATTGCTCCTCTGGTTCCTGACGACCGCCGAACAGGTAAACTCGCGGGTCTTTGTAAATCTGCCCGTCGCGAGATGCTGGCGCGCCTAGAAATCCCTCCATAGACGTGTTCACCAGCGGAATATCCCGCGACTGCCAGCTGAACTGCTCGTCGAAAGTCGCGTGATGCTGTCCTTCGCCGCGCTTCGGGCGAGTAGATGGAGTCCGAATTCCCGTGCGGATCTCGGTGTCGTATAGTGATAGCAGGACAAAGCCCATCGCCATAATACGATCATCGTGGCCTCCATAGGTCGCTTTGAGTTCCTGGACATCCTCGCCGCGCTCCAGATCCTCCATCTCGACCACAAACCACGGCGAGTTGATATCCAGCCAGCCGTCGCGAAGCCACTTGATGATCTGGTCCATCATCATCGCACGGAACCAGTAGTTGGTAAAGACGCCTAGTTTCTGAGCCTGGGCTTTGCGAATCCGCTTGGTATCGTAGCGGACCCACAGGTGAAAGTTAGACCAACCACGCTTTTTCAATTCGTTCTGCGTCGCCTCGCCATTCCCGCGGCATTCAATCGCCATGCGCGGCTGCTGCTTCATCCCAACGCGCCGGACGGCGTAGTAGGAGCCAATCGCCATGCAGATCGGCCAGAGGTCGAAGGCGTTGATATACGGGTTGGAATACTCGCAGACCTGCGCGTCGTTGCGGTGCAGGTTGCCCTTGCGGAGGCCCTCGATTACCGAGCGGTCTTGTCCCAAGCCGTCCGAGGTGTCTACGCCGAACCCGTATTCCTCCCCATCCTCCGGGTGCTCGTAGACGTAGAGCTTGCCGAGTCCATCATCGGTCGAGTATCCCTCCCAGCGGACTGGTTGGAGCGTGTAGTCGTAGGTGACGCCGGGGGTCCAGTTGGCTTTAACGAGAATACTAGGTTTGTCACCGTCCCATTGTCGTTGAGGGACTCGTAACCGATCAGGGATATCGTCTCCAAGGATCGTATACACACCGAGAGGAGTCCTTCTCCCGGCCTCGTCTCGATACCATGAAATTGTGTCTGTATCGAATACCGAGATCGCGGTGGACTGGAACGCTTCGAGGTCATCTGCGGGCATCTCCTGGAGGAATTTGTTCAGCTCGTTCTTCGCTACGTGCTCCGCGCGCTCGACTTCGTAGAACCACATCTGATCGAGAGGCATCGTCCAGTCAGATCCGAGGAACTGGCGGAGGAGAGTGTTTGAGCGG